ATTGATGTGCTCGAACGTCAGCTTCTCATCATCATACCACAACTTATAGAATAGCTTATAGGGATTCTCTATAAACTCTATTTCTCTTGTATCGGTATCAAATATATGGAATCCTTTAGGATCATCATAACACGACCAAGTCATTTCGTATGGTGTACCCAGGTACGTAATATTACCAACAGTACTTCTGTGATGGTAATGACCAGAGTATACGATATCAAACTTCTTAAAATATTCTGGATCTACACCTTCGTATGAAGGCATGCCTTTATACATTTGAAATCCATTAAGTTCTAGATGACCAAATAAAACTTGCGCAGTGGTATTCTTTACCATCTTCCAAGATTCATCTGAGTTATCTTTACATATCCAAGGTAGCATCAGAATATCTAACCCATCAATATTGACTACACTAGGTTGTCTATATTCTATTATGTTATCATAACCATCTAGCAACAAATCAATGCTATTAACATCCAACGTATTCTTATACGCTATGTCATGATTACCAACAATACAATGTACAGTTATATCATTCTGATTAAGAGGCTCAAAGAACATTTCCTTGGCAGCCTTGAGTGATGTATATGAAATAAACTTACGTCTATCAAACGTATCACCCAAATCCACAACAGTATTAATTCCACGCTCTTTTACATAAGGAAAGAATACTTTGTCCCAGAATAAACTTTGATGCTCAGCCACCTTTTGATTATCGTTCCTCGCACCAAAGTGCAAGTCAGTAACTAAAGCAATTTTCATTTCACTTTGCGGCCTTGTTCTTTTTTAAACTTCATAATCTCTTTATCCACAACAACTTTTAATGATTCAAGTTTCTGACAATATACATCTCTATTCCATATGGGTTGAGATGTATCATTGACCTCGACGATCCACTGCTCTACTTGAGTCGGCAGAATAGGCTTGCTCATAACGATCTCCTAGGTATAGAAGACTTCCACTCCTTTAGGTGGCTTGACAGTCTTCGTTTTTTTCAATTCTTTTTTCTCAAAATTAGTTACAAAGTCTTTCATATATTCACTAGAAGTATTAGCGTAAGGTAATGCCTGACCTCCGCCATCTGTAACTAAAGTATCTTGTATTATAGCTTGCTCCAAAGACTTGTGCTTAATATACAATTGCTTCTTCTCTTTTTGTATTCTTCGAAGAAAGGCATAATAAATTATCTGAGTGAAGTAGGCAAATGGATTAGTACTTTTCTTTGGATCAAAATTATCTATATAGTTGATACAGTTTTCAATACCATCACATACCATTTCATCTCTGAATGTATAGTTAGCAAAATTTGGTTTAGTAGCAAGTCTATTAGCTATTTGTAGTAGACATTCTCCAACATAGTTTGGTACTCTAGGCTTATCATCCTCCGTTTCTGCGGCTTCGTCAACAGCTTTTTTATATTCAATCATAACTTGATATAAATGTTTATTGTCTACATAATGTACACGCTTTTTTTTGGTTGGGATATTAGAAGCCATCAGTGATATGTCTCTCCACGTAGACCGGCTGCCAACATTGCAATTTCTCTTTGTCTTTCTTCATCATCAATAACCTCATGTTCTGTTATACATTGCTGTAGATACTTCTCATAATTATCTACCACAGGTTTTGTTAAGTCGTATCTGATAAAAACACAATCAGATCTTTTGAATTGTAAAGTATCACCCTCGCAGAACATAAGATAGTCTGAACAAGCTATCCAGGTATGTCCTGTGTGATTAATTGTTCTGTGGAGCTGTACTGGATGACGGATCTCGATAATCTCCTCGAGGTCTTCTTCCACTAGCCCCATTACTTCTTCTCCATTGAATAGCTTCACTAATGCATGCATTGGATCTACTCCTTTAGGTTAAACTTATGTATACTGTAAGCAAATTGTTCTTCATTATATAATTTTACCCTGTCAGCATAATGTTTTAAAGTAAAGTTCGTCCATTTACCATATTCTATATCATCAACTATATCATATAGCTTACACGAATCTTTACTTGTAGACAACCTTAGGCCTCTCCCTATAGATTGTAATACTCTAATCTTGCTCTTTGATGGTGATCCAAAAACAACATTTGATAGATTCTTGATATTAATACCGGTACTAAATGTACCATACGATGCTACTATTAAGGCGTTTGACGATTCTTCTACTAGAGCTCGTATGTCATTTCTTTCATCACCCTTAACTCCACCATGTACATAATGCAATGTCTTATTACTACATAACTCATCGGCTAAACTATACAACACGTCTCCGTGTCTTTCTACAAACGAATACAGCAATAAGGTATTACCTTTTAACTCTTTACACAGCTTGACTATAAATTCATTTCTAGCTTTGCTGTCAACTATGTAATTTATCTCATCTCTGTATTTGCTTCTGGCCATCAATTTCTTGTTAGCGTCTGTATGTCTCAACACACAAATATTTATCTTTAGGTTAGCTAGGTGTTCTTTATTTATCAATTCCGTAGTTGAGACAACCTTTTCAACAGGTCCAAACAAACCTTCTAATACTAATCGATGCGTTTGAGATCCGTCGAGTGTACCAGTAAACCCAAATCTGTATGGTGTGTTATTAAGTTTGGACATGATACTGGTGAGTGACTTTGCTTTGAATAAGTGGGCCTCATCTCCGACAACAACACCGAATTGAGAGAACCATTTTCGTTGCATTTTGTAAATAGATTGCCAAGTCGTGACAGTAATTTCATGCTTGATATCCTTATCAGCTCCCGCTGTTATCTTCTGTACCTCATCTGTGTAGCCATACTCTGCAAAGTCAGAAGCCATCTGATGCACCAACGATGTTGTAGGAACCACAATTAGTTTCTTTTGTGTTGCATAATGTCGACATAACAAATAGATGATCAGGGACTTACCAGAAGCTGTAGGAGAAAGAAGGAGAGAGCGTCTGTTGCGGATTGCGTGAGCAACAGCATGCTTCTGGTAGTCCCTTGGCTCGTAAGTGAGCTTTACACTTTTAGCCAGATCATCAACTTCCTGTTCTTCAAATATAGTCTGAACAGTTAGCTTCTTATCAACTTCTATAGTATAGTCTCTAGCGTTACAAAAGTCAACAATATAATTAACTAGACCTGCATAAATTGTACGAGTGACTTGATTGAATAATCTTATCTTACCATCCCACTGCCTTCTCTTGACAGCAGGCATAAATTTTGCACCAGGCACATCAAATGTAAAATAGTCAGACAGCTCCTGTGCGTACGCAGGCTCACATATAACTTTTATGTTGACGTCATCTGAGTATTCTAATTTTATCATATGCCTACTTTAAACTTCTCCCAGTCAATCGCACTCTTGATGTTGAATCCTCGATTGGTAAGGGATCGTATAGCGTTCTCCAAAAAGTCTACTTTTTCTTTCTGGTAACCAATCTTGAGATTCATTTCAATTACTTCCTCATCTCCATCCACATACATAGGAACGTCTTGCTTTAGAATCTTCAATGGATTTTGTTCCCACTCAAGATCATCCAGCTCTTCACGCGACATATTACCCATATACCAAACAAACTTATTCTTCTTCAGTCTTTTGATGTCTTCATTTAGCTTAAGCATTTGAAGACGTTCGTTACTGTAGAACTTATAATATTTATGATGCAGCTGAGGAATCTTTATCGACTCCTCACCTAGCTCGGTTCGGTCTATATGGGAATCTTTTTGCCACTGATCAAAATAGTAGTCAATATTAGCCATTGCATAACTCCACTCATACAGTATGTATTATACTGCAAATAACAAATAAAGTCAACTAGATTTTATTGAAACTTCGTCGTTGCCTGAAGAGGCAATGTCAAATATCTTAAACGATCTGTATTCAAAGTTTGCTTGACACTCAATATAGTTTACACTATTCTCTTGTGTACTAAATGTCAGATCAGAAAGGTTGGTGGGAAATACGTCTTGAAACAAGATCGATAGATTAGGTTGCATAGCACTACTCAATATTGTAAGAGTAGCATCACTCACGGGTCGATCATCTCTGAATTGATTTCGTATAGATGGATCTTGACCAGCTTTATAAATTTCTTGTGACTGTTTAGTAGATTCTGGAAATCCTAATTGCATCATCCAATTAAACAACTCCAGATAATTTTTCATATCTTCATCTACCTTGAACGTAATGAATAGAGGACCAAAGGTCATCTCGTCACCTGGGATAGGAATGTTACGTAATGGAGTTGCTAATGTACTTTGGCCAAATGCTACATTAGGTATGTTAACTGATTGTAGGAAGTAGTTAACATTAGGCAATTTCTTGACTATGAA